CATATCCACCATTATTATCAGGTACACTTTCGTTGTACTTTACCTGACCAGGAAATCTACCACGACCTTCTGATGTTACCTTAGCATTATAAAAATTGTTAGCTGATTTCATTATCTTATCGATATCAGCAAGAGTTTTCTTTTCCTTAGCACCTTCTCCAACACCGGAAAATTTAGGTGCAGCAGTGGTAGCAAGTGTGGCCATCATAGCAGTTGTTACTGCAAATTCAGCGAGTGACTGACCACTACGACCTTTAAAGTATTTTTTTATTGATTTGAACATTTCAGCTCTCCTATATGTTGTTGTTACTTATATAGTACAATAACTGTACCAAAGTGTTTGTTTTTGCCAATTTTTTTATTTTTTTTTGTAATGTTGATATTATTGAATTTAGAGTATAAATAAAAAACCCCATTTAAAAATGAGGTTTTCAAAATGTTACACTTGTTACAAAGTGTATCAATAAATTACAAACGGTAATTTACTTGTAACAAAATCCCAACAAATAATACCAACAAATGCTACAACACCACCCAACACAGTAGCAAAGGCATCAGGATTACTCCAACCACTTGATGAATTGTATTTATCATATATTTCTTTACCAAATGCTAGTATACTCAACACTATCCACGACTCTGTTATAGCAAATCCAGCAGCACCTGCCATAAAATGTAAAAACTTATCCACACCCCATTGTAACATAAAATCATTAAATTTACTCATCAATAATCTCCTTGATAAAATGTAGCTTCCGGATCTGTTCCGATTTCTATATTCTCAAAAATTAGTAACCCAATTTGCATTTCATTTCTATATGGATTAAAAAACTTACCATTAGCCATTCCTGAAATTTTATTATCATCATTTACATATATTTCTGATTGTGCGAATTCTGTATAGTCTAAGCTACCAATAATCTCCATGTTCATCGTTTGTTCTCTTGTGTGAGCCAATGTATCCGTTGGTCCATAGTTCAGATACAAACCCGCATCGATTAACGCTTTATTATCCTCACCATCTTCATCATACCATATACCAGCGTAGTGTTCTAACTCTGGTAAAACTCTACCTATTTCTCTTTGTAAATGAAGAACAAATAGTTTTTTGATTTTGCCATCATCACCTACTTTTTTCTCACCATAAGTATTTATTTGTTTATAATAAGTGTACGGATTTATGTAGTCACCATTTACCCATAACTGCATAGATGGTTCTGAGGACTCCTCTCTGTAATCTTCACAACTGAGTGAAAATAGTAAAAAAGAAAGTAAAAGTAGTTTTTTCATTTTGTTCTCCTAAAATACATCTTCTGATAAAATATCATCTATAGCACCTTTTATATCTTTATTACTGATATCAAGTTCACCATCCATATCAGCCTTCCAAGTTTCTTTCTTAGAACCATCATAGAATAATGCCATTGATGGAAAGTTTCTAAATCTTAATTTTTTTACAACCTTCGGAGCATCTTCACTCTTGACTCTAATTATTTTACAATCTTGATATCCACTAACACCCTTCAGTATCTTTTCATCGACATCTTGTTCTTGCCATTCAGATGAAAAGATAGCAACTACTATTCCGCCATTGATTTCTGATTTGAAGTTCTTGTCATTTACTTGTGAAAATGTAACAGACAGAAATAGTAATAATGTTAATATGTTTCTCATAACAGACTCCTATTTATCCCTTTTCCTTCGTTCAAGGTCTTTGATATCTTTTTGTAATTCTTTGATGAGTTCTTCATACTCATCTAGTGCGTCATATACAGCATCCATATCTTCTTGTAGACCTCCAACTTGGTTCTTATATTGTTCATATGACCGTGGCCAATTATGACCATCAGGTTTGGATGGGTATTCATCCGTAAAAATTTTTTCTATATCTATTTTAGGTAATTCTTTTGCTTCTTCAATTTCACCTTGTAGAGTATACCACATACCAATCAATGAAGCTAGACCAGTTCCAGCTGCTATCATTGTTTGTACAGATAATGTGAATTTAGTATCTAATACTTTATCTTCACTTATTTCTATAGGTTCTTTTTTCTTTGATTTTGATTTTTCTTTAGGTTTTTCTTTTATTGGCGTGGGTTCAACATGTATCTTTTCTGACTTTTCTTCGTGTTTCTCCGTGTCTGAATCGTGGTTTAATAATGCGTTAGTGATGTCATCAAAATCGCAAAAACCTTGGTCTACAAGTATTTCACCAATAGTACGTTTGTCTCCTTTTACCTGAACTTGTAAGGCTTTGTTGAGTTGTCTTTTAGTGATGATATCCTCATCACACAACAACTTACCGATTTTGATGTCACCATTCATTTATTTTTTTCCACAATTACAATTATAATCACATCCACAACAGTCACACATAGTTATCTCCTAGTTTAAGAATTGATAATTAAGACCAAATTTAATATCATATGCTGGTCTTTCCCAATAATACAGATAACGACCTTCGGTGAATACACCTAAGTTTTCTTTTATTTTTACACCTAATATAGCACCAATATCATAATCATTCCAATCGTGCCACATTGAATTCATATACATAAAATCACTTGCTTCACCACCCTCTTCCAAATGAGTTTGATAATGAGCAGCATTATGATATGCGTGTTTTGAATGACCATAGTGATAAGGTAGCCAATTACCCCAAGCATGTAACCACCACTTTTCATCATAGTGATACCAATCAACACCTAAAACTAAAGATGTTTCACTTTGATATCCTAAATCTTTTTTAACACCACCTATGTAATTTTCTAACATTTTTGGAAAGTGGTAAATAAAATATTCTCTATCTGTATAAGCAAATATTCTACCTTCTTCATCTCTCCACAACCAATCGTGTCCCCAATACTCTCCACCTTCATTCCAAAAAGGACCAGAACCTTCCACCTCTCTGATTTCACCTGTTACAGGATCAACCTCGTATAGTGTTCTCTTCTCCCAACCAGTGGGTGAGTTCGGGTCAATCATAGTTGAGTCATACCACATATTGTCATCTATACCAAAAGCATCTTCAGCAAAGTTCCACCATTGACCTTTATACCAAGTAGTATCTAATACCATAGCATCAAATCCATACACAGGATGTTGTCTGTGTTTTAGACCAACAGAGAAATGTAGTTTGTTTCCTAATGCTTCTGGTGTTAGATGTAATCTAATGTCACCTTGTCCATAAGCAATATCTTCAAGACCTAATTCAGTCCATCCAACTTTTGCCATAACAAAGTCACCAATATATCTCAACCAATATTCTTGGTTTAAATATTCATTACCCCATTGTCTACCTTCTGAAAATTTTATTAAGTATTCCCAACCCTTAACAGGACCAAATGTAGCACTTTCGTTAGCATTTTGTTCTGAGCCATCATACCAAACACCACCTTTTCCCGCAGACTTTACACCTCTTTTAGCTTCGTACTGAAATCTACCAATCTTACGAAGTCCAAATGAGGTTTGAAAATCAGGTTTTAATTCTCTTTCAGTTCGTTCTACTTGCAACACACCAGTTGATAGACCACCAACAATGGCAAATCTATCATCTTGATAGCGAGGAGCATTTAAACTAAAACTTGAATAAGCTGTGGAATACTTAAAAAAGTTAGTAAAAAAGTTCTGACTAAACAAAGATGAGGATAGCAGTATCCCTAATATAATTTTCTTTAACATCTGTTTTCTCCTAAGTTAATTTTAAAGAACCATCCACCACGCTGCACCAACTTCGACTATGATGTCGGCTGCAGTGTTCCAAGCCCATTTCTTTTTACTACCATAGACTCTCCAATCCTCTATGATATATTCAAATATTTCCCAAGCAATTCCAATGATTAGTACCCAAAGAACTGCCCATAAATCGGATGAACCCAACCATTGAGCTATTTTTGCAATAGCCAAACCGGCTGCTATATGATAAGATGTCCAATGGTCAAGTTGACCAGTTGATAGTTGCCAGTTTACAAATTTTGATATTGGACTTTCCATTATATTTCTCCTATAAGTTACACTAATAAGTATTAGTAATCCATTCTTAATAAAAATTTCATTGGTATCTTTTGACTTTTAGGTATTGCTTTAGAAAGTTTAGCATAACCCACCAAACTGTTTTGGTCATCATACAATCCTACTTCTGTTATATAAGTTGGAAAATTACTACTTGTTAAATTATCTTTTAATTGCCCTAATCCATTACTATGAAACACCGTAGCATTAGTTGTGTCATTCAACTCATCTGGTTGAGCATCACAAGTCCATTCATATGTATTTATTACAGCTGTACCCTTGTATGTAATTGTATAGTCACCACTTGTTACATCTGTATAATTTTGTGAGCCATCAAATGAAGCTGTTTCTGTGATGGCAAAAGCACCAACATTATAAAAAATATTTCCTACATAGTTGTCGGATGATGATAGTGCTGACACCGATTGTGAAAATGTAGCATTTGTAGAATAAAGATTTCCATTACTATCGTCTACTATGATAGCATTTGTAGTAGTGTCAATTAACTGAAAACTACCTCTTTTTATTTCTACATCAAATTTATTTTGTGGTATAAAAACAATTGAACCAGTATCATAAAACTTTGTTAAAAAGGTGTCATAACCAGAACCATCGTTTCCTATATTAAACCCTTTACCATAGCTATCAACGGTAGAACCACTAAGATAAAAATTTATACGAGCAAAGTCATAATAACTTTTAGATACTTCGTTTGATGAGTTGTTTAAAAACTGATGTCGTGTGACATCTGCCTGAGTTAAAGTAAATGACTTATGTGCCTTGTACTCGTAAGTATTCTGATTTTCAGGTGTGAATTGTTTAAGCATCCCATGACATTAGTAAGTCAAGCGAACCTTGACGATTGCTTCAGAACTAAAGTTTTTATTTATCGGTGAACTTAATCTACCTACTGCCATAAGTGAGTTTTGATTATCATACAACCCAACTTCACTAATAAAAGTTTGAGGATTACTCACCATATCATCATGTCTGATAGCGTAAGTTGAACCACTCCAAAAAGTTAAGTTTTGAGATAAGTTAAACTCAGTTGCCTTAGCTCTACAAAAGTAATCGTAAATATATTGTTGTTCTTCCGAACGAAGAGTTGTTGAACCTAATTGTATAGCTTGTGTTAATTTGTGAGCATTGTCAACAGCCTCAGCAACTCTAGTATCTGATGTTAAACCAGTACCACCTATAGCAGTGGGATGAGAACTTCCACTTTGTATAAATCCAACAGTACCTGGTAAACTTGATGAAAGAGCATTAGCACTAAATACCATTAATCCAGCATCTGGATAAAAGAATCCGTAGGTTTTAGTGGTGTGAGCAAGCTTAACAGTTCCAGCAGAACCAGATACAATATTATGTCTTGGTCCGAATGGAACAGATGTCGCATTTACAGTTTTAGAATCATCTGTTAATTCTAAATTCTTACCAACACCAACAGTATTAGAGCCTGAAAGGGTAATTGTCCAAGTACCAGGATTTAATCTGTCTTTCATTTGTAGTCTTTCAGCCGCCAAGATATAGACATCATTTTGAGTTACAGCATTAGTACCATCAGTTCCATCAATCATTGACCAGCCAACATCATCTCTTATATTTTCAGCATTTGGTTCAACAAAATTAAAAAATTGTTTATATATTGCCTGTGTTGTTCCTTCGACAGTTGCTGATTCTTCAGCTGAACCACTACCACCTTTGTGACCGTAGGTTATACTAAAATGGTCTTTTGAGTTAAATTGTAGATTGTAGTAGTAAGATTTCTGTGTAGCAGATAACGAAGAGGTTGTTAAATTAGAACCATCAAGTGTTCCAACACCACCATCAAAAAATCCGTTGGTCACAGTAATCTGTGTTGTTATAGTATCTTCTGCTATATTAAATGTTTTCATCATGGTTCAAATCCTATGCTGTTGTGTTATTTGCATCAATTGTTACACTTACGAATGCCGAAGCAGCACCTTGTGCTGTGATTTCAACACCGATAGTTCTCGGTGAAGTTATTTGTTGTGGTTGAGCATTAAGAGTGATACGATTAATACCAGTTCCCAAAACAGTAGCAATAACAGGCTCTGGTACTGAAAATGATGGTAGATTATCAAGACTGTAATCACCAGAAAAAGTAATCGCATCATCTGGCATTTCGGCTCCACTTCCTCTTCTTACAGTTAATCCTCTAGCGTCTAAAATTTTGAAAGTAAATAGAGAAAAGTCTGGTACGGGAAAAATTCTTGGGATTATTGTAATAGGATTACTCTCAGTTTCACCAGGCACTTTTGTTATTGTAACAGAAGTTCCGCTTGTTACTGTGATGAAGGAAAAGTTTTCTACATTCCTTTCACCTTCTCCATATAATCTAAATCTTAAAAATACATTGTCATCTGGTACAGCTTCTAACATTGGAAGAGAGGTGATAGCATTTCCATATGAATCTGAACCACTTGGATGTGAAGCATTATAAAGAGTGTAATCAACACCCGTATCTCCAAAAGCGTATTGTGTAACACCTAATGGTTGACCATTTGCTAACTTCTGACGACCTAACTTGGTTAGAATGGCATCTACTATTACTGTATCGTTGTCTAAAATTCCCATAATAAATCCTTTAAGTTATAATATTACTTATTTATAAATATATCTAAATTATTTTTTAACCTCGTGTTACTTTTAATTTATTTTTAGTATCCGAACCACCTACATTGATTTTATATGCTGAAACTCTAGGTAAAACATCTAATTCAGGATCAAATTGTGATTCAGGAAATCCATCATTTTGTGTTCCTTTATAAATAAGATTTGTTAAAGCATCTTTACTTGTTCCTACCTTAAAATAATGATTGATTGGGTATGTAATGTTTCCATCATCATCTGATTTAAAGAATAGTGTTCTACCTACCATCCTACCATCAACAGTAGCATCATCACTGCCAAAGAAAGAGGAGTAAGTGTATCCACTTCCACTATCCACATAATAACGATTTCCAAAATGTCTAAAATTATCATGATGATTAAAAGGTTGTTTGGCATTTGTGCCAGTTCTACTCTCAAGAGCTCCACTAACAGGAAAAAACTCCTCTATATCACCAATAGTTCTAAAATGAAACCTACTTTCGTATTTGTAAGTATTGAAATCCCCATTAGCACCTTGATTGGCTGTTTTAAAGAAAGTTTGGTTTTCACTCTTACCATGATTTTTATAAAACTCATTTTTAGAACCTAGTAACAAATCAGTAAAGTTACTCGGTTCTAAAGTAAGAACAGTTTGATTTGAAGAGTCTGACAAATCAATAATATCTAATGGAGCAGATTCGTTTGTGTGAACTTTATCGTTAAATGTAGATGTAATACTAACTTCGTCTGTTAAAACATCAATAGATTTTTCGTGTTTGTTTTCGTTAAACAATGCAGTTACGTCAACTTCATCAGTTAAAACATCAATCGATTTTTCGTGTTTGTTTTCATTAAAGTTTATACTAACAGTTGGTTCTGTCAAATTAGTTGAACCCTCTGCTTTGTTTGGATTAAGTTGTGTCTGTAAAGCAGCTCTTTTTATTCTTGACCTAAATAGAGTATCATTTTTGATTTCGTATGAAAACTCTAACTTTGTATTTGCTGGTAATAACTTTTCCATAGAGTCTATAAATTCAGGATTATCTACATGTGATTCTACCATAGACAAGTTATTAACTACGTCTACTTTTATTAGTCTTTCATCAATGAGTTGTCTTCTTAAAGTTATTAACTCATCGTAGATACCATTGTTATCATAATCATCTAAGAAATCATCTAATACAAAATCAGACATAGCGTTTATTACAAGGGCATCAATCGCATCTACATAAGAAAATGATTTTCCTATTTTATTTACATTTACCTCTTGATTATCTTGTGGATTGTAAGGTAATCCCAAAGTTCTTGTATTTGGATTTAATTCCCCATAATATTTCATATCAGAACCAATGTTATATTGTCTATCACTTTTTACAACATCACTTCCTCTTACTTGAAATGAAAAGTTTTTTACATCAGAGGTAGAACTTTTGACGGTTAAATTTGGCTGAGATGATACTGTTTTGTCAAAACTTTTTATTTTTTTTGTAGAGGATATATCTTTTATAGTTGTAGTATTTGAACCATCATTAAGAGGGTAATGATATATTAAATTATCTCTTGGTGATGTAGCAGTTCCTCCAACAACACTTTTGTAATTAAGAATATGTTGTTTAAATTTAGACATGCTGATGTAAGCATCCCAAGCTCTTATCTCACCGATTGAACCTGTTATCTCTTCTCCAAACAACAAATTATTATTTGATTGGCCTGATGAAGTTATAAAATTTTGATTTGCATGTGTATTAAAACTAGACATACTAATATGCTGTATATTTTTTATTTTATCACCATCCTTTCTACCAATAAACATGTGATATGATTGTGTTACAGCAAAACTTGATGTTACTTTATCTCTTTGTAAAAAAACGTTTATAAATTTATTATTGTTTATATCATTGATATTATCTGTTGACATTGATATAGCATTAGAGGCAATCACACTACTAGCATTCTCACTATTATTTAATCTAAACTGTATACTACCAGTAGTGGTTGATGAACCAAATGGTATAATTCTCAAATCCCAATGGTCTTCACCAGCAACAGAACCACTTGATCTAATAAGAGTTTGGTGATTGTTAGTGTTTGTTGTTCTAAATATAAATTCAATACCGTTTGGTTCAGCATCGTTAGACCACCAATCAACAGCTAATCGGTCTGAACCAGAAGAAAGATTAAGTGATTTAAACGCATCCACACTTTCTCTGAATGAAACATTTCCTACAACATTTTTTAATCCATTTTCTAAATCATTAGCAACATTATTTGTTACAACACTTGGATTATGCTCTTCTCTTGAACCACCGTATTCAGTTAATTTAAACGAAGTAGGATCATACCCATACAAACTTAATAAAGTATTTATACTTTCTTGAGTTCCTTTTGTTTTGTAGATATAAACTAAATTATTTAATATTTTTGTCCAAAGTGAATTTATAGCTGTTTTATCTCCAATCTCATCACCACGAGTTGATTCTAAATAATTATCAAGACTACCAGTAAGTGGGTTTCTCAAATCAAACCCAAGTGAGTTTCCAATAATTGGTAAAAGATTGTCTGGCATAGCATTCGGATTTGTGTATCCGAGTTTGTAAATATTATGATAATTGTCAACATAACTTCTTAATAAGTCAAATTGTTCTCCTAACATATTTACGAAATCACGAAGAGTTTGATGGTCACTACCCTCTCTCAAAAAAGTTGGTAAATTGTTTACAAGAGAATGAATGTTATTATCGTCATAATCAGAAGCAATATCATGCATCGTATCATACCAATCATTCCATTCTGATGAACCAGCATAACTTCCACTAGGTGGTCTGTAAATTTTTGAAAAAGGATGTATATTTGTTGGGTTATTTTTTGTGACAACTACATCTGTAAAGAATGCTTCTTTATCTCCACTCTCTTGAGTAAACAAAGGAAATAAATCACCTTGTGGTAATATTGAGCCTGTAACAAAATCTTGCATACCCAATGTACCATCATCTTGAATTTGGTTTGGAAAAACATAAGAGTTATAAACACCAGTTAAATCAAAGAAACCATAAGCAAACCCATCTCCTATAGAACCACTTGTAGAAGCAGATATTGGGTTTGAACCAGAAAGTATTTCCCAAGATGTGGAATCACTACTATAATCTTCAAGACCAGTTATTAAACCAAAATCACCACTTTTAACAGGTCTAAAAAATTGTTGTTTAGCTTGAAAAATGTATCTTTGGTAATGAGAACCTGTAGTTTCAGGATTTGCCAATACCGAACCATTCCAAGCATTAAAAGGAATTTGTCTACCATTAAAGTATCCATAGTTTCCGACTTCATCTCCACCCGACCTATCATACCTTTCATTAGCAAAACCACCAGAAGCAAAGTTTAGTTCATATTCACTATCAGCTCCACCACCTCTTAAAATAAAAGAAAGATAAAACTCATCATCTGAATTATAAAATGGTGGTTGTTCCACATTATAAACATCAGTAAAAAGATGTATAAAACCATCTTCAGACTTTTTATAAACTCTGTCGAATCCTTCTTGGTTTTGTAATTTAGTAAAATCATTATTTACCAAATTTGTATAATTTGTTCCAGCTAAATTATTACTAACACCAGGCGCTGATGATGTAGAGTAACTTTGCCCATCGTTGTACACAAAATGTTCGTAATGAGTAAACTCGTCTTCTATTTTCCTTATCTCTTTAAATAAATGTTTTCTTCTCTCTACAACCTTTAGACTACTAGAAAAGGCAAGTGACTGACTAAGTTGTGTAAATAAACCATCTAACCTAACAGCTTTATTTTTAAATCCTTCAAGTTTAGATTTTGCTGAACCAAAAAAAACATGGCCATCAAATTTTTTATAATCTATATTTAGGTTGAGGTCTTTTTGTTGACGAGTTATTTCTTCTACAATGTTTTCACCAGAAGATGCTGTGATATTATTATAATTAACATATGAGTCTTCTTCGTGAGTTGGTGTTGTAGAATAACCCTCATCTATTGCTAGACCTAATCCACTTATAGCAAGACCTTCTCTGTCTATAAAAAATATTGTCTCGGTTTGTGATGATAAAAATTTATTTGATATATTAAAATCAGTTGATAAAGTTGGTATATCATTTGGTAATGGTTGATTTAATTTTACTATTAAAGTTCTTTTATTACCAGTTACATTATCAAAAGCATATCCATTAATTGGAATCAATCTTCCTTGTGATAATTCTAAATAAGAATTAAACTGATAGGTATCCTCATCACCTTGCATAAAATTAACAATGACATCTTGAGTATCATCATCTATTTCAGAACCAACTATATTTATTCTTATTTCTTGTCTACTTGGAGATATTTCAGATATATTAAAATCACTTGTATCTAATCTATTTAAAAAATCATATTGTAAATTATAGTTATCTTCACTAAAACCAGTTCTATCTAAAAACTCATTAGGTTTTAGAAAAAGATCATTGTCTCTTACATAAAAATCAACACCCTCTTCTAATATAGAGGAGTCTAAAAATCCCCCAACATCTGAGAACACAGATAGTTTTATTACACCACTCTGTAACAAATCAGGTGTAAATTCATATGAATTTTCATCCGATATTAATTGTAAAGTATTATTATTATATGGTTGTAATATTTCCATTAGAATGCTTGGTTGTCATTATCCGTTTCTAAAAGTGGAGTTCGCATCACACCTTGTTTTTGAACTCTACCATCTTTTGGTTGATTGACTTTATAGTCTCCAATCAAAATGCCTTGTTCTTTTGTTCCCATCTGATTTTGTATTGTAAGAAATTCAGAGTTAGTTGGATTTAAATCAACAACACATTTATCATCTCTAATAAATATGTCGGTTGCTAAACTATTGAGTGGTAAACTACCTGAACCTTGATTTATCCACTCTAATTTATCACCACCAATAAAATCATATATGTCCCTTGACTCTGTAAAAACTCTTGTTTGACTCAAGTCTAATTGACCTGGCGTATTACCTAAAAAACCATCATTGAACTTTTTTACATAATCTTTTGAAGACACCCTTTCCAAATAATCCTCTTGAACAAAATTATCATCTTTAACAATTTTAGATACAGAGTTGTTATAATTTGAGTTTTCATCAAAACCACCTATTATTGCTTGATTATCTACAATTGGTAAAAAGTTAAAATCAGTTCCACCAAATATTGAAAAATCTTGGCTTAATAAATTTCCATCATTAATGACTATATTTTTTGTCACTAATATTGTTTCATTTAAAATCAACATATTCGAAGTAAATCTCATTAATATAATTTTGATAGATTTAGGACCTGGTTCGTTGTAAGCATGATTTGAAATAATTAAATCGTTAGAAACATTAGAAGGGTTTTTAATAGGTTTGAAATTATTTGACTCTAGCATTTCTGTGTAACTAGCCTCCTCCCAATTGACCTTGTTTAAAATTTGTTGTCTATATCTTTTAAAATAGTAATTATCATTACCTGGATATTCTTCAAAATCATATATCTTAAAATATTCTGTATTTAATATATCATCATCTGTTAGTAATTTTTTTTCATCTCCCCATTGTATTACTTTGTAGTAAAAAACTGAAGTATCTATTGAGTTTAAATTTCCGAAATCTCCGCTTACTAAAGAGTTGATTTGATCATCTTTTGTTGTAGAAAACAATTGAAAAAGTTCACTTGTCAAGTCTTCATCAATAATGGTTTCTTGATTTCGAAACTGAACAAAATTTGTATTTTCGACTGAAATCGATAAATCAACTTTTATCGGATAGGATGTACTTGTATATCTTTCATCTTCGAATTCGTAATAAAGAAAAGAATCTTTTTGTTCTTGTACTGATTCAAATTTATTTTGTTCAACACCTATTAGATCTGAGGATGGAGTGCAAAAAACTTTAAAATCGACTTTATCTGGTATTAATTCAGGCACAATATTTTCATCAACAAAAGGAAATCGAATTGGATAATTTGGATGACCACCAAATCGTTGTGAAGCGTTTAAAGCACTTATACCATCTTCTTCACCTGCAGAAAAAACACCAGTGTAAATACCATCGTCATCTATTGATTGGACAAAAAACCTAAAAAGAAAACCATCTGCTGTTGGTATATTAACTGTATTTAGTGTCAAATAATCCTCTTCTGCGTAAACATCGAATAAATAATTTTCATCGGGTGGATATTGCTCATTTGATTCAGGTATTAATGGTGTTCCATCATCGTGTTGTGTTGGTGGGCTAATGTAAAGTTGATATGTATGGAACTCTTGAGTTCTGCTATCCTCTGGCCAATCTTGTGGAAAACCAAAATCCTCAAGACCATTTTTTTGAGCTCGTATTTGATTTACAGACAAAGTATCAGTTCCCTTAGTAATTTGTTGACTCAATATTTCGTTGATTTGCTCTTGAACTTCGGGTTCAAATCTAAACCTAATTGGAATTTGAACTTTTTCCCCATCGGACAAACCTTCTACATCTGTATCATCAGGTAAAATATAAGCATAATTATTATCTAATATTTCTTTTAATTCATTATACCTTTCGGTTAGAAAATTAGAAATTTGATTTATGTCACTCTGACTATAATCTTTTACAATATTATAGTTGAAATTGTCAAGACCAAATGTATTATACAAATAACCCGCTCTACTTGGCCAAGCTGGTTGACTAACAAATCTTAAAAAGTTACTACTCGGATGTGTTAAAACTTTTTGTGAAAAAAATCCAATATTACCTTGTAAAAAATTTACAGGTAGTATATTAGATATTAAAACTGGTCTTCCTAAAGTTTTACCATTTAAAAAATCATTCAACAAACTATCTTGTTGTGGAACAAAAAACTTTCTATTATTTTTTGTGATTGAATTCCAATTACCCAAAGAAAACTTTTCTAAGTCATCATTGTTTAAACCAAGTTCTTTTATTGAACCAGATGGGTATACACCTGGTTTTTTATACGATGGGTAGTTATCTTTTTTTTCGTATGCCATTAAAATGCCTGTTCTGAATTATCTTTTTCTATACTATCTGGTATAATAAAAGTATCTGTTTTTAATCTTAAGTTATCATCAAGTGAAAGTTCAAAATCTTGATTGTAATGGAGTTTACTAAAGTCTGTTTTGTCAATTAGATTGTCTGTTGTGTTTACTCCAAAATCAACATCTAATATTAAATTATCATCAACAACATTTAAATTTGTTATTGGGGCATCATCTCTACCATATGAACCTTCAACATTTACATCTTCAACAAACTCTCCAAATTTACTTATCTTTGGTAATATTGGATAAAGATAATTATCGTTCCAAATCTGTTCATCATCTTCATCGATGATTATTTCTTTGTATGGTGTTCTTGGTGTTTTTGAACCTTTTATAGGCTCATCACCATCTTGAATTTCAATTCCACTTTTATTTAAAAAATCAAATTCACTTGGTATTATATTATTCCAATAAGAAACTGTAATTGGTATATCACTATCATCACTTTCGAAACCAAGTTGTTCCCACATTGGCCTAACACCCTTGTAAATTCTTGTGGTTGCTAAATCAAAATTATTTAAACCAGTATCTTTTAGGGAGTTGGACAATTTTTTATTAATAAATCCGAGATGTGGTCCTTGAGACATTTTTATACCCCCACAACCAACCAATCAAATTGTGCTGGATTTGTCAACTCAAGTGGTTCAGATAAAATTATACCGGCTTGTTCATTAGTTAAATGAGTGTATTGCCAAGTAACACCATTAGAATCTGTAAAAATTTCATTTTCTCTCGGTTCACCAAAATATTCATCAAAGGGAAATACATAATTATCAATATCTATATCAGTTGTCTCATCAATCGGGTCATCGAAATCAGAATCTGGATTAAAATCCTCTCCATCAAAATCTTCGAACTCCACTGCTTTAAATCTAGCATACACTCTAATATCTCGTGACATAGTGACAGTTGTGCTTGGTGAAGAAAGGTTTCCTATTTGACTATCGTTACCTATTGTCACATCCCATGTATCAAATTCAAAACGATCGTCAGCAAGTGCTTGTATGTTAACAACTGTTCCTTCATCATAAATTCTATCACCTGTTCCAGTGCCATCATCAGTATCCGGTGACACGATGATGGTGCCAGCAATTTCAAATTCACTCGTGTCTCTGTTGTAAACTGGTTCACTAATAACATTCAATTGAAAAGGAAAAATATCATCGGTAATATTAGGAGTGTTATCAAAAGCCTCAGAATAAGGTTCTACTAAACTGTCAAATCTACTTAAAAAAGTATCCGATACTTTGTTTAAAAAATTAAACAATTGTAACTTATCAAATAAATTTAATTTCTCTATATTTTCAGAATCATCATCTCCAGGATGAGGCTCAAATGGATTTTTAGGATCTATCCCTATAGTATTTAAAGAAGATTTAATTAAAGATGAATTTAAATCTACACCACCTATGGTAGCAAAATTATAATAATCATATAAATTCAATTCATAGTTCTTCGATGGGTTTAATAATATGTTTGTTTCAAACCTTTCATATCCACCTATGGCTTCGCGACCTGTCCCATCATTTGGTTTAAATAAAGCATAAACCACGCCGGAAATAGTATAGAAACCAGGTTTTTCATAAAAGTGTTCTAATAATACAGACTCCTCTAACAACTTTGGTCTATCAGTATATTCTATGGTAGTACCATCACCCCAATTTAATTTAAATAAATAAAAACCAGTTTCACCTGGTCTATTAGCATAACTGTCAAATTTATTTGTTTTATTTCTTGTTGCATAGTTATCAATATGACCATCTGGTGTTGGTCTTCCACTTTCTCTGGCATACAAATAATAATTTATCTTACCTTCTGTTGCTAAATAATATTGTGTAGAATCATTTCTTTTATCATAGTATTCATCTAACCTTATTATTTCATCATCATCATTGATATCTGTAACAAAGGGTAAGGCATCAATAGAATATTGAAAGAGTTCAGATGTTTCTATATTTCTACGATAAACTATTCCATCTCTAAGTTCAGTATTTAATGTCTCTAAGTTACCAGTCAAGTAAGGTTGAAAAGTGTCTTTGTTGAAATTTATATTTTCCCAATAATCCCTATTATCGAGAGTTTTTGTTCCCAATTCAACACGACCATGTTCTGGTGGAGAACCAACAATAGATTGATATGCTTCTTCGAGCAATTTCTCTATACTCGTAAATTTAGCCATTGTCAACGAATACCTAAGTCTAATTCTGTTTGTTCATCCTGTTCGAGTTCAACTTCAGTTTGTTGTTGATTCGAAGTAGAATCAATACTTAAATCACCAATCTTATATCCACGAGCTCTAAGTAAATCAGAACGACTTATTATCTCTACTTTACATTTAGCTCCCAACCCACTATTAGCAACCACCACATCACCATCTTCTGTTGGTAAAACATGATTTAACCAATACTGTTTATTAGTGTTTGTAGGTTCTCCATGTCCTACTTCAGATATAGTTGGATTGAAAGTTGCACAAATAAAAAACCATTCGTTTAAATCATCAGTTGGTATGTTTGGATAAACCTTGTGAACTTCTTCACTACTGACAGAATCAATTGGATTGCTCAACCTTCGAGGTAAACCTTCAACACCCCAATTGTTCTGTGTCAAAACCCCATTATTTTGTCTTACTAATAATCTTATCCATCTTTTATAATTACCATCACTATCAATATTAGTTCTTGTTTCTAATCTAAACCCATCTCCATTGTTGTCTAAAGGATTACCAAAATTAAAAAGAGTTCCCTCCGATGTTTTACTAATAAATCTCACCCACATTGTTATTGTAAAACCATCATCTAAATAACTTGGAATTCCATTAGAATTTATTTTTTGAAATTCTAATAAGTCATTACCAGGTGCTCTTATTATTATTGCTTGATTTGGTTTTCTTATTTTTAAAAAACCACTTGAAATATTTTGATACTCTGGTCTGTCATCCTCTAATGTTTCAATAACATTATCAACATCACCAAGATAAGTATTAAGTCTGTTTCTCATTGACTCAAGAGTCTTACCTTGATTAATACTATCACCTTCTGCTTGTTCATCTAACCTTGTTATGAAAGCACCTGGTTGATTTTCAAAACTAATACGAGATTGTTCGTCTTGTTCTTTATTTTGTATATCTTCGCCAACACCATCACCATCTACGTCTTGAAAAACTGGTGTTGGTCCTATTAAATTATCAAACTCTGTAAAGAAGTCATTTACTTGATCTTGACGAGTTGTTTGATTTGGAAGTAATTCAAATATATTTGTGTCTAAAACCTCACGAGCTTTTTCAGGTTTTATTTTATTACCAGATTTTGGTTTTGTTAGCTGACTAAGATTTAGAACATCTGTAAACTCACCTTCTACCTTTACTGCTATTTGAAGATCAATAAAAGATGAATCAAGCTTAAGAAATCTTAAATAATATATTGTTTTATCATAAAGTTCTTGTACATAGACATTAAATCTATCACCTAAATCAAGTATCTGATTACTATAGACGTATTGACATATCTTTTCAAATTTATCACCTTGCAAATCTTTTCTACTTTCTAAAGTATTTCTATCTTTCTTATAGAATACAAGAGGTTCGTCTTCATTACGACCTATTTGTTTTATACCATCTCGAATGGTAGTTTGCATTGACAGTATTTCTTCTTCAGATAATGTATTTGATTTAAACCATACTTTATAAAAAATATCACTAACTACTTCCTTTACTTCTTGTACTGTTTCATAGGACACTGGTTCTACTATCGTTTCGACAATATCTACTTCTACTTCTGGTATGGGAAGTTGAATAATTATTTCATCTGGTTTCAGCTCATGAACTACACCTAATACACCCTCATTAATCATAGCAGTACCATCTTCATGTAAATGATACAACCCAACATATGGCTCTCCACTAATTTCATAAAACCAATTATCTTCACTTGACGCAATCAACCCAATTTCTACTATTGGATTGTCAAGAAGCACATTAACATCAGATTCTTGTTCATTCTCTAAATCTATCTCTACAAAAAACTCAATCGTTGAGCCTATACTCTGTCCTGGAACCGGCTGAGTTAAGTTAACCGTGCTTCCACTTATCGACTCGATTATAAAATTTTGTGTTTGTCCGTATTGAAGCAAGGTAACGGTCATGCCGGCTTCTACCTGTTGTGCTAAATTATTATTGTCCACAGATGTGACTGACCATACACTGGCATCAGGTGTTGGCATAACTAATGTGCCAGACAATGTGACAGTCGGAGTTTGTTGTGGGACTATATCAGTTTGAGATATTTGTTCAATCGGTCTAGGAGTTGTCACTCTTGGTTGTTGAGTTTCGGTAATTTGTCGTCTATTTATTGTTCGTGGTTGACGAGGCACCCTACTTTGTTGTTGTCTGCCTGTGTCTTGTTGACGAGTCGTTGTGGTTCTTGGTTGAACACGACTACTTTGCTGACGAGTCGTTGTGGTTCTTGGTTGAACACGACTACTTTGCTGACGAGTTGTTGTGGTTCTTTGCTGACGAGTCGTTGTAGTTCTCTGTTGTGTATCAGTATCTTGCTGACGAGTTCTTGTGCTTATCTGTCTAGTTCTAGTGTGATAAGGCATATTAAGTCCTCAATATAAATTCAAAGTCGTTATCGTAGATTATCTCCTGACCATCGTTGTGATTGACCTTTATTAGTATTTTATAAGCACGATTAGGTTCAAAAGCATTTAAGTCTTGTTTGAAATAGTTAGATGTCGTGTCACAACTCATCGTTGTGTAAGCACTAAATGGAACAACTGATTCATTTGTTGCCATATCTATGATAGAGTAAGAACCTGAACCATGTGGTATAAAACTACCACTTACAGTTTGAACTGATGTTGTAAATGATTTTTGTATGTATCTTTTACGAGCACCAAATCTAAACTTTACGGTTTCGTTTTCTTTATAGGCTTCTCTAAAATGTAATGGATACAAAAAGTTTTCACTATTACCACTAATATCTAACTGAGTTAAACTGCCTGTATTTGAACCAGTTGCCGGTAGATGGTCATCCCATTTTAATTCTATCTTCGGCGAGTAGATAGTGTTGGTTTGTCTTGAGAAAAACTTGATGTCTTCAAAACTACCACTTGATGTTTCTCTACTACCAGAAAATCTTAGCAAAAGACCATGATTTGTATTTCTCCCATCAAACCATTTTTTACTGATATTAGTTATGTCCATGTTAATATCAGGTGACTCTGATGAAAAGGATTGTGTTACTTCATCGCTGTCAATATAAGTTCCACCAGCATCTGTCCATTCTATTTCAGTAGCGCCTTCTCTATTTTTCCTATACAGATAGCTACAACCATCTGTTGTTTTTGGTTCATCAATTTCTTTACCTACACCTTCGTCCCATTCTTCCTCTAATGGATAAGCAGCAATCGTATACTCCTCAGTTAATCCACTTGTACCTTCTGTTTCATAAAGTCTTAAGTTAAGTTGGTAATCACTTGGTAATACTGAAGAACTAATATAGTTTTCTATTTCAGTAGTATCAAATTGAACAAGAACACGAGTATGGTAAGAAAAACCTCTGTCAAAAAATACTTTTTTTAACTCAAGAACTTCATCTTGTCCTGTATTCTTATCTTTAAAATCTTCACCAGTAATTTGGTCTGAACCACTACTGATAAAGGTATCTTTGGTTGTAAAAAAATATCTATGCATTATATTACCTTTCCGTATATGTCTTGGTTAGGGTTTCTTAATTCAAATACTGCTGGTGTAACAGATGGTCTTATGATTCCGTCTTGCAAAGCATTTTCAAAGTTATACTGAAAACCATATTCCGATTCACCATCAGTCACAATTTCACCGTTACCTTGATATTGATAAAGCTTTCTACCATTAGCGTAATTTGTATTTCCATCTTGAAATAACTTTAATTCTTTTATACCAATCACACCGTCTAATCCTAAGATATTATATTGTAAATCGTTTAAATTAATCGATTGTCTAAACTGCATTTTTTCTACTGCAAAGAAATTCTTTATCACTTGAATTACATTTAACTTTACTTCAGTTGGATTTAATCTTCTGTCATAATTGATAATAAAACGAACTCCAAAGTTTATTACATAGCCAGAAAACAATGTGTCATTCAATGTAAAACCAAAACCTACTTGATTGTTTATCATTCTGAATTGATTAAGGTATGTACCAATATTTTGTAAAACAAGTTGTGGTGTCTGAACTAATTGCCTGTTCTGATTATAAGAAAGAGTAGACACTAATAAAGCTCCACCATCTACTCTTTCCACATAACATTTAGCAATACTACCAAACTTTTGTGGAAGAGACAGTATTCTTGCCTGATAATCTTCTTTGGTAACACAACGAAGTTGAGAGGCAAAGAAAGCAGAGGCATTGTTTCTTATCTCGTCTACAGTTTGACCATCAGTTCCACCAACACTTGGTTCATCATTTGTTACAGTTATAGAAACACCTGCTGGTGAGTTATTAACAGTTGTCAATTCTCCGGATTGTATATTTGTATCCGCACCACCACCAACTCTATAGGTAAATGTCAATGATGTATTTGATGGAGTTTCTCCTAAATTTGGATTGTTTCCTACTACTACACCAATAGCACTTGGTACATCAGCAAGATTAGTTCCGTTAATAGTTACACCAGCTTGTTCTACAGGATCTACATTTGAACCAGAGTTACTAAATCTAAACAGTCCATTACCAAAACAAGCTTTGTATGTTTCAGTATCTTCATCAAATTTAGTTGTGAATTTTTTTGTAGAGGATATGTACTCAGCAACATAAGGAACAGGTATTGTTGAAGTTTCAGTTGAGGCATCACCTTGGTCGTAAGCATTTGTTCTAGTTGAATCATCACTATAATGTGTTTCTTTTAAAATCTTAGTTTGTGCTAAATAATCTACTTCATACCATTTTTGTCCAGAACCATCTGTACAATCTAGTATCTCAATTAAATTACTTTCACCTAAATCTAATTCTAAAAATTTTGTAGGAGTTGTAATATTAAATGTTTTTGTTTTAGTCTCTGCCGATATAGCTCTAACAAATCTTGTTAAAGTATAAGAACTAGCTTCACCATTACTATCAAGTATTGGAGCACTTATAGCAGGATCACCTGAACCACTTGATGAGAAGTCTATTTCATCAGTAGTCTCAAAAAGAATCTCAGAATCTATATTTGAAGCAATCTGTAAACCGCTATCTATTGAAGATGGGGCTTCTCCGTAAAGTGGTTCACCAGTTGTACTATCAGCACCAATACTAGTTTCTACTTTTAACCTAACAACTGATGGTGTTGTATTTGGAGTTTTATATCCAAGAAATTCTGATAGTCTACGGATGTTTCTTTTTTCTGTGGCGGTTGCTAACAGATTTTCTTTGTAGTTATAATCTATGTAATATGAAAGCACATCACCAACATAACTTGATAACTCTATTAACATCATACCAGGTGATGTTTCGTTGAAATCTTTGTATGTATCAGGAAAATAAGATTTAGTATATTCAATTAAATCTTTTTTAATCGTACTAAAATCTTTACTTGTGTATTTTACATTTGTTGGTTTTAGTCTTTGTTTTTCTGTATATGCCATTAATATCTCCTATGTCTTAGTAACCACCACCACCACCACCGCCGCTACTAGTTCCGGTAGTCACTCCACCACCAATGCTGGTAGAACTTCCAGCACCTACACCATCAAATGTAACTTGAACACTCTCCAAAGAATTAGGTGCTCTTCTTATATTAAATTCTATATTAATTTTTACTTGACTTAATTCGTTTCTATTTTCTATGTTTATGTTTCTTAACTCGACAAAAGGAAGCCATCTTTCAAACACATCTACAATATTATTTTCTATTTGTATAGTCAAGTCCTCTGTCATTTCCTCGAACAAAAGATTTCTTAAGTTCATTCCTAAGTTTGGTTGAAACATTCTTTCACCTTGATTAGTTTGTAAAAGAAGTTTAATATTGTTTTTTATAGCATCTATTGTTGTCTTTGTAGTTTTAAAAAATCCATCGCCATTGCCAACCCTACCAAAAGGAAAATCAATTCCCACAGACACTCTTGTATCTTGGTCTTCTACAAATCTATCTTTTCTTCTGTCGAGTATTGGCATTATACAAGCACTCCACTTTTATCGCTATTTACAATTTTATCAACTTTAATCACAGACTGAAGAGAGTTTGGTGCGTCTGTAATACCCTCTGGATTATCTTGACTAACTTTAACTGATACTTGTAAAGGATTAACATTAGGACCTGCTGCTGTTTGTATTGTGCCAGGTAAAATAATAGTATCGGCTTTTAAGTCGTGAACTCTAAAAACTAAATCGTCAATATATGATTTAATAGCTGTTGTTAAATCTTCAGATAATTTTTCCACTTTATCTATTGCTGCATCTGATAAATTAAAATTTTCACCAGGATTATCTGGTTGAATATTATTAATTAAAGCTGTATATATGTCGTCTTTAAGAGCCATTCTTAAACCTTGCCTTTTCTTCTACCTTATTCATTACCTCTGAATAATCTTTGTTAAGAGCATTTGCCAGATGTTCAGGTAATCCTTGAGTATTGTCTGTTACGGATTGAACTTGTGGTTCTTCATTTATTTTTTTCCAATCATCATTTGCTGCTGTTTCAGCAAGAATATCATTTAATATTGCATCTTTTGTTAGTGCAGTATTGGTAGATGGTAATGTCGGAGTCGGAACTCGTGACTGAGTATTTGTTTTTTCAGTCGAAGATGCGGTAAGTTGTAGCGCTCTATCTTCTACTATACTATTAGAATTAGAGCTAACTAACACTTCATCTAACTTTTTTTCAAGTGCAGAAAATTTATAATCTAACTCTTCTCTTACTACTTCTCTTATTAACTTTTTAAATATATTAACCTTCATTGTTCTGTTCCCTATTGTTTATTTCTATGTAATGATGATGACTCATAAATTTAGGTCCGTCATTTGTAAATCCATTATCACCTTCAGTTCTTGGTTCTAGTTCAGTAATTAAA